CCTGTGGGTGTGGTAGTAGTTTTCAAGCGTAAGTCTAACTTTTAAAAAAATAAGATCGGAGAGATATAAAGATGGTAAAATTAGGAGATTGGGTTGAAAGAACTAAATTCCCCCTACCGGGCAAAGAACCTTTTGACTGACACGAATATTCTATCGCACAGGTTGTGCGAATTGATGAAGAATCCGTAGAGGTTGATTTCTCTTGCAATTGCATGACCTTTGACGGTAGTAGCAAGAAGCTCTGGCATCATGGAGAATACAAGCCTCTTAGTCTCCGAGCTTATGCAAAGAATAAGAAAACTCATGATAATGTTTGTACTCTAGATAGAGTTTTAACAGAAACTATGTAAAATAAGTTTATAACATAAACAGACTAGGGAGAAAAGATATGGCTTTTACAAAAGTAGATGGTTCGGCTGGTGAATTTAATCCAGACGGGACCCCTAAAGGTAATAGAAATTCAGGAGGGGTAACTCAGGGTATTGATTCCAAACTAGGAACAGACTCTGCTAATCAAGATGCTACTGACACAAAAGCCTCGGATACAATTTCTTCCGTAAATGTTCCCGCTTCTAATGAGGCAGGGGACACTAGGACCAAGTCTGTTACCAGCACTTCGGAGAAGAGTTCCATACGGGCGGGCAATCCTAAATACGATTCGAATACCGGGAAGCTCGGAACTGGAGACAATGCTCCTAACTCCAAGGCACAAGGCGCTGCGGATAGTGCGGGCACCGATGTGTCTGACAGAATTGAAGCCTCAGATATAGACAGAGCCTTGGCACCCTCTGACGGAGCAGCTCCAAGTAGATTCGATGTTCAGTTCAGAGAGGGTCGTAGCTGGTGGGATGTTATCTGGCCTTGGCCGATCATCTTCGGAGGAGGAGGAACTCCGGGCCCGGGAGGTCCCCCTGATCCTAGTAAGCCATACGGTGAGTACGATAATTATAATGTTTGTTTCGGGGGTTTTACTTCTTCCAATTCGGGCTGTTATCAAAGTCGTCTTTGTACGGACGTTCGGGATGTAACATCCGGTACTCCGTGTGAAAAGATATACCCAAATGGTGACCCGAGGCAGGTTCGACACGTATTTGAAGGAGCATTTGGTCCTTATAGCGGCTACTGGATAGACAACGGAGACACTACTCCCAATCCTATTGACACTTCTGACGGAAGTGTAACGTGCTGTTATAATGATCCAGATAATAAGAAGCGAAAGAACGGCGGAAACCGGGCAACCTCCGTTAGGGAATTCTACGGCTACGGAAATGCAGCGGCTCGTGGCTGCGGACAAGATATGCAAGATCAGATAGACGGAGTACCGGGAGGGATGGTTAATCCCCCTCCTATGGGTGCTCGGGCTCTCAAGTGGGAACTCAAGTTCTTAGGCTCAGGTTTTAATGGAGCCGGACCTACTTCTCCCGGATCGACCAGTACCTGTTATCCCAAACTCAATGGCGTATGGAATGACCCTCGGAATTGCAGTCCCCCCAACGATTCTAAGTTCAATCCTGACAGACCGGATAATTTTGTGGGAACATTCTTTGAACCCAGTTGTAGCGGTAGTGCATTTGGTTCTGCAGATCTTGTCGGATGCTATGGAGGAACGGTTTACTATCTCCAAAAGGCAGGAACTTTCTTGACCAACTCTGAAACAGACCCTTGCTTTTGTTCAGAGAAGTCACGAGGTAACACTCTCGCAATTCTAAAAAATCAGGCGGGTGCCTTTCCCAACGTTGACTTTATGGCAAACGTATACTCAACAGGTTGTTGTCCAGAGTCTACAGGTACAACGAAGTGGGGAATTAAGAGTGTCGGTGCGTGGAATGCAGACTGCTGCGGTTATGATGTCACGCTGGTAGAGCTTGAGATAGGAAAAGCGGCTGTTCAACAGGGCAATTGCTATTCATCAGCGCCCTCCAACAACATCCCTAGATATTGTGCTGTTCTACCTAGTTCTACGAGTGTTGTTTGCGATACTTACCTACAGAAGGTTCCCAATGCTAATCTAAACTGGTATTGCTGCGACAAGAGTGTCGATGAATCAGGAGAATGTTATGGAGTCTGGGAAACTGGAAGAGAATACTACGCAGAAAACCTAGACGGAGTGGGTAGTGGTGATTGGGTGGCTTATACGGGCTATTCGGGAGCTGCATCGAATGACAGAAACTGGTATGTCATTAATGCTAATTTCTCCGGGGAGCATAGTGGTGCAGTGAGCGGAGTTGATTGCGCTTGGAATTATGATCTGGTTCACTACGAGTGCTTACAATCAGGGTTTTTATTCCCGGCTTATGCCAAAGGATCATCTTTCGGGGTTAGCTCTGTCCCTCAGGACGAATTAAGTCTTTCAGCTTCGGCTTTTAAATATTGTGGAGACTGTCTCGAAACACTGCCTAGTCCTGACTTATTGCTTGGAATTCAAGTGACTTGGACTGGAGCTTCAGCTCCCGAAACAGGTAGAAACTACGTAATAGAAGATGTTAACTTTTCGGGAGATAGATACGGAACCGGTCTTGTAGGCGAAGATTGTCAATATCTATATACCGCTACTTATTATTGTAATGGTATCAGACTTGGTCCAACCGTTACAGGTACGACTGATTCCTTATTAGTATCGGGAGATACAAATGGTTGTGGCGGCGGCACTGGTGGTTACAGCTGTGATGGTCAATGTACCTATTACTGGCATAACTTCTTTAATCAATGGTCAGTTAACTTAGCTTCCAGCACTTGTATGAGTGCCCCAGAACCGGGGATGTGTGAATGTTATCCTCCCACAACGCCTCCGACACAAGCAGAGATAGAGGGTTCTCCGTATGTCTTTAGAAACGGTTTTTGTCAGTAAGAAAAAAGCAACACTTAATATATGGAGAATAGATGAGCAATAAGCTAATAACATTCTTGTTGTTGTTAAACCTTACTGCAATCCTAGTGGTTGGGTATACCCTTTGTACTAAAGACTCAGGGTCCCAAGCTCTAGAAGTTAAAGAGGATTACGAAAAATTTAAAGCAAAGGTATATCAAGGTCTAGCCCTGTTGATGTCAGGTCAACAGAGGTTAGATACGGATATTTTAAGAGTACATCATTTTGTGTCTCCTCATGCTGATAGATTTTATAAAGACTGCCCAGAATGTCAGCAGTCACTACAAAAAACATTAGATGAAGAAAAGGAAAAGATAATCTCTATTAAATATTAGAATGGATAAATAAGGAAATTATATGGCTAGTAGAAAGAAACCAGCACCCAAAAGTGCACGACGAAGAACTTTAAAACCCAAAACAGATAATCAGTCCACATACGTAACGTGTATGGCTACTTCAGATGTTACCTTTTGCTCTGGACCTGCGGGTTCTGGTAAGACTAGTATGGCTGTTGGTCTGGCTTGCGAGTGCTTGCTCGAAAAAAGGGTAAGTAAGATAATTATAACTAGGCCGGTTGTTGAATCGGGAAGAGGACTAGGACACCTTCCGGGAACTCTAATTGAAAAGATAAACCCCTATTTAATTCCTATTCTAGAGGAAATGAATATGTATCTACTTCAGCATAATGTAGAAGCATATAGGGATTCAAACGCTATAGAGTTATGCCCTCTTGAGTATATGAGAGGAAGAAACTTTCATGACTGCTTCATGATCTTAGATGAAGCTCAAAATGCTACCTTTGAACAAATTAAAATGTTTGTAACTCGCATAGGTAGAAATTCCAAGGCCGTAATAAACGGAGACCTACAACAATCTGACCTAGGAATTGAGAGTGGTGGGCTTTTGACCTGTATGGACGCCTTGTATGATGTTGATGGAGTTTCTGTCTGCGAGCTCGATTACTGCGATATCATTCGTAGCGATGTGATCGCAAAGATTCTAAGGAAATTGAACGAGAATACAAAAAGACAATAGTTCTCGTGGTAGAATATCTTGAGTAAGAACATTCTAACATAAAGGGCACAGTAAAAATGCCAGAATACAGCTACAGGTGTGAAGCTTGTAATGAAGCGTGGTCTATTTTTTGTAAGATCTCAAGCTACAAGGAGAAAAGAAGTTGTCCTTCTTGTAAAAAGGTCAAGTCAGTGAATCGTGACTATGGGGAAGACGATGTCTATGGGGCCTATGCCTATTCTCTCTCCGAAACAAAAACTATAGGACACTACGCAGATAAGCAAACCAAGAAGCACGGAACAAATAAGACCGAGGATATGATACAATCTCAAAAAACGAAAAAGACACAAGGAGGAGGAGAGCTACCTGCCGGAATGAGTAGAATTAACAGTTCGGAAGATAAGACTCAGTGGACTAAAAAAGAGCCGTCTAAAAAAAGAAGGCACATTAAAAGGAGAAAGAAATGACTTCCAATAAGGTCAATGAAGAGGAATTAACAGAAGAAGACTTGGTAGTAAAGGTATACACAATGAAATCTGGAGAGGACTTTCTTGATGAGGATGGTTTTCCCTGCTTATCTCCGGAAAAAAAAGATAAGTCCGAAGCGTTCGCAAAGGAAGTTATCTTTCCCAGTGGAAAATCAAAATACTATCTTAAAAGAGGTAGGTATGGTAGGCTCTTTAATCCCATAGGGCTTTACTCAGAAGGAATGTCCCATCGTCAAAGGCACGGAATACCAGAATGGATATACAAGTCGTCTAAGAAAGAAACATTTGAATACTACATTAATTTTTTGAAAACTAAAAATATTGCTTGGTTAAACAATGCAGAAAGAGAATTGTAATGGGGAAGTTATCTAACGCTAAAAAACTTACTGACATCGAAAAGTATAGTATACAGGGTATGTCTCAAAACGGACTAGATGTAACTAAAATAGCAGAGGCTTTAAGTAGGGCCGAAGAGCTTGTTGTTGACTATCTTGCAGAGATTGAAAAATGCCAAACTGTTGTGGGAGACAATCTAATGTTAGGTAAAACTGCAAGTGGTAAGGATGGTGTTACTATCATGACCCAAGCTGCCTCAGAGAAGGCAGACAGTTCAAGATCAGAGGGTACCCCAGAAACAACTGGGAAGTCAGCTTATGTTCATTATATAAAAGAATAAAATGGCTAAGAATTCAAGTAACAAGAGCAGATACCCCTCTAGGTATTCTCCCGGAGGGTGGGTGTCGGCTTCTCAGTATGTAACGGAGCTCATTTGCGAAAGCAAAGCTAGGCAGGATCAAAAGGATCTCCCACGCAAATTCTGGGAAGACAAGGATTGGGAAAAGTATTTTAAGTACCAAATAATTCTGGCGAATAGTCTCATCAAGGATTTCGGGGAAGAAGTCGTTATAGCGGCACTCAGAGATAGGCGTTGTTGGTATACCTATTCTCTAAGGTCTCCTTTCTTGATCCGTATTATTAAGGAAAAAAAGGATCAGAGCATCGATACTCCGAAGGATACAGAGTATAATATTAAAGAGTCAGACGAGGTTAGTTACAAGACAAACAATACCCAAAAGTCAATTATTTCTAGACTAAGAGATTTAGATGAATAAAGACATTATCAAAGAATACGGTAACGTACTTCATGATCCAGCCTCAATAACAGAAAGACCACTAGAAATCTTATCTGTAGGTCCTAAGCTGGATATCGCACTAGGTGGAGGAGTGCCTGAAGGATCTCTGTTTATTATGACGGGTCCAGAAAAGGTCGGAAAAACCGTTACAGCCTTAACCTTCTGTGCAAATGCGCAAAGGCATTACCAAAGGAAAATATACTATGCAAATATTGAGGGTCGTCTAAAGAAAAGAGACCTAGAAGGAATTACAGATCTAGACCTTGAGGCTGAAAAGATGCAGATTATTGGTTCTACAGAGGGGAATATTTTATCCGCTGAACAGTACCTTAGTATTGTTGATAACATTGTCCATACTCAGCCCGGATCTTTGGCAGTAGTAGACTCCTTCTCTGCCTTGTCTAGTGAAGCAGAGTTGACAGGAGACCTTGCAGACCATCAGGTAATGAGCGTACAGAAAATACTAGCTAAGTTCTGTAGAAGGATTTCTAATGTTCTCCCAATCAATCGGGTGACTGTGGTTGGAATAACCCACCTTATGGCTAACATGCAAAAGTTTGGAAGAGGAAAAACAAAGGTAGAAAAGTCAGGGAACGCATTGAAGTATCAGGTTGACGTAAAGCTACACGCGAGCCACGCCGTTCCCCTAATGCAAGGGGACACTCAGATTGGTCAAACAATACACTGGCAGATCACGACCTCTGCCATAGGCCCTCCGGGGCAGAAGGTAGAGAGTCACATTAGATACGGGCGAGGAATATGGAAGGAAATGGAAATGGCCGACTTGATGATTGATTTCGGACTTATAAACAAAGCGGGTTCGTGGCTGAAGCTTCCTAACGGGGAAAAGATTCAAGGTAAAGCAAACTTAGCCAAGTACCTAGAAGACAACCCAGAGGAGTATGTTGCTTTTGAGAAAGATGTTTTTTCTATGGTGGGGTTAGGAAGTGAAGACTAAAACAAAAGAGACATACGAATTTAGGATTTATATAGGTTCTCTTTATGAGCCTAATGGTGTTCCTTTCTATGAGAGCAAACTAAGCTCGGAGATAGGAAAGTTTCAAGATAGTTACAATATGATGATTCCCATCAGACTAACTAGAACCTCCTTTGTCTGCGGGTTAGAGTACGTTGAAAATGGCTGGGAAATAGCAATTATAAACTACCCCAGACTGAAGGTTGACATTGAAGACCTAGAGTCGTTTGCTGAAGCCTTGTCTGAACACTTATTAGATATCTTCCATCAAAAAAGAGTCACGCTCATAACACCCACTGTGTCTATCATGTACGAGGAAGAAAATAATTTTGAATGAAGATAAGGGATCTCAATAATGAAACCCACAATTGGGGACTGCAAGGATATGTAACAAAGGCAAATGACACAAGGCCGCGCTCGAAGTTACACCTAAGGGCAAAAAACATTCTTGTTGACCTATTCCCGACGGTTCAGATTTTAGAAGAAGTCGCTGTTCCAATTACTAGAAATGAAAGGCTCTTTTTTGATTTTTATATCAACACCCTTAAGCTAGTAGTAGAAGTACACGGACAGCAACACTATAAGTTTAACACCTTATTCCATACATCTGCTCAAGATTTTACCAATCAGAGGAAAAGAGATAGTAGAAAACAAGAATGGTGTGAGTATAATAATATAACATACATAGAGTTACCACATAATGAGGATCAAGAACAATGGCTCTACAAAATACAGCACAGGAACGGCTAGAGAAAATAGATTCCATATTAGATGAGTATGAAGGAAGGCTTGGACTTCCTAACTATTCTTCTGACTTTCATGACCAGTCGGTTAAAAAGTATATGAATATGCCGCATCAGAACATGGAAAAGCTGACGGTAGAACAGTGCGCAGAGGCAGCTCTATCACTTGGGGGTTTCTCTTTTTATCTGCAGAGATCTTATAACAGGGAGGTATCTAGGGTAAACTGGGCCACTTCAGCAATAAAAGCTATAGTGTCTGGACGGGAAAGTCAGTATTCTGGATCTTGGGATAGTCAATATAATCAAGCAGTTAAAGAAGACGGATACGCTTCAAAGGTTAATCATATTAAAGTCTATGCCCAACAAAGGGCAGATAGGCTGACTTATCTAGCTACTTCAGTTAAAAACCTAAGCGACTTATTTGTAAACCTACAAAGGGCAAAGATCAATAATCATGGATAAAAAAGAAAAAATAATGGAATTGCTATCTCAACTTAGCGAAGAGGAACTCAAGGAAGTTCTGGGAAATACGCCCAATAAGAAAAGAAGAAGAGGAAGAGGTAAAAGAAAATCAGGGAATACTAAGAAGGTAAATGATTCAACTAATAAGTTTGAAGAGATTTACTCAAGCCTGAAGTTTTCGGATTCGGAGTTGGCTGAACTAAAGGTAGCTGAAGAAACGGACAAGGTGTCAAAGTTGAATCCGCTCAGAGGAGGTAGAGCACCTGCCAATAAGGTGAAAGTAAGATGTGATAAGTGTTCTAATAAATTCAATATTGTCCCTTCTTTGGTGCAGAACGCCGCAAGATGGACTTGTAACGATTGCTTGACAGGTAGGAGATAAATATGCTAAGTGATTTACCAGCAGAACGAGCTGTGCTTTCTGGAATGTTCAGATACGGAGCAGAGGCATACCATGATGTAGCAGACCTTGTTTCAGAAACTGCATTTACGGACGATTCCAATACTGTAATCTTTTCATGCGTAAAGCATATATTAGAGAAGGATGACTCTTCAGAAATAGATGTGCCTAGTATGCTTTCGGCAGCAAAAGAACTAGGTCTTGATTCTTTCTTTAATACACAGGAGGTTCAGCATCTATCCTCCATTATGAAATTTCCTGTCCTATTAAGTAATGTTAGGAAGTTTGCGGCTAAAATAAAGAAGCTTGAAATAGCAAGGATGATGTATGATCAGTTAGAGCTTACTAAAGAAAAATATCTGAAGATAAAAGGGGACGAATCTATATCTAAAATATTAGGTATAGCGGAGGATTCTGTTGTGGAGGTCGCTAGCCTTGTTTCTGGAACAGACGAATCTCCGATCCAGATGTTTGATAATATATCAGAGTACTTGGATGAGCTGGCAGAAAATCCCATAGATCAGATTGGAATCTCGACAGGTCTCCGTCGTTATGATTTTGCTATAGGAGGAGGTCTGAGAAGGGGCACTGTTAATGTCATCGGGGCACGCCCTAAAATAGGAAAGACTTTACTTGCTGATAATATGGGCGTTCACATGGCCAAGAGAGGAATCCCAGTTCTAAACTTAGACACAGAAATGAGAAAAGAAGATCATCAGAATAGACTAATGGCTATGCTGACAGAGGTCCCTATTAACGACATAGAGACAGGGTCTTTTGCAAAGAATCCGCTGACGAAGGCTAAGGTCAAAAAAGCGGCAGAAGAAGTGTCTGAGCTACCGTACTACTATAAGTCAATAGGGGGGTGTTCATTTGAAGAACAGCTTTCTATAGTTAGGAGATGGATAAGTAGAGTGGTAGGACTAAATGATAAAGGAAAAGCTAATGATTGTGTTATCATTTATGACTATCTAAAATTAATGGACTCCTCGGAAATACAGGGAGACATGAAGGAATTTCAGGTTCTTGGATTTATGATGACAGCTCTCCATAACCTTTCCCTGAAATACGAGATACCCATTCTCTCCTTCGTGCAATTGAATCGTGATGGAATTAGTAAAGAATCCACTGATACGGCCTCTGGGTCTGATAGAATCATTTGGCTTTGTTCTAACTTTACTATTTACAAGACCAAGTCTGATGAAGAAATTGCTAAGGATGGAATTGAAAATGGGAACAGGAAATTAGTTCCGGTAATTGCACGTCACGGTAGAGGATTAGAAGATAGAGACTACATAAACATAACCCTCAAGGGAGACTGTGGTAAGGTAGTCGAAGGAAAAACAGCTTTTGAACTTGACAGTTCTGTGAGCGTAACAGAAGAAGACGATGATTATGACAATTCAGAAGACATTCCATTTAAATAATGACTATGACTACGGAAAAATAAATGCACTTTGCAAAATAGCCGTAGAACATCTAGATCAAATATATGAACATTTTGGTATAAGTAGCTCATACAAGAATGAGATACTTGTTAAGTCTGTTTGTCCAATTCATGGAGGTGACAATAACACAGCGCTTAATCTGTACTATAATGGGGACTACAAGATACACTACAAGTGTAGAACTCATCAATGTGAAGAGACCTTTGGAAACGGATTCATAGGATTTATAAAGGGTTGCCTCTCTAGATTTAGATACAGCTGGGAGAAAGAGGGGGACAAGGAGGCTTCATTTCGTGAGTCTGTAGAGTTCTTACTTAAGTTTCTAAACCAAGACCTAAACGCCTTAACTCCTGAGAATGTCAGCCTAGAGAAACTAAAATTTGGAGGTATGGCGAATGTATTATCCCCCTCTAGGGCAAAGACATCTCAGATAACGCGAGAAATATATAGATCAAGAGTTGAAGTACCTTGCGACTACTACTTAGAAAGAGGTTTCTCTAGAGAAGTTCTTGAAGAATATGATATCGGCTATTGTGACAATCCAGAAAAGCCCATGTACGAGAGAGCTGTTGTTCCTATCTATGACAATGAACATGAGTTTATTGTTGGGTGTACAGGTAGAAGTGTTTTTACGCAGTGCGATAAATGTGGCAGCTACCATAATCCTATTAGGAAATGTCATCATTTTCCTAAATGGTTTCATAGTAAAGGATTTCAGAAAGAAAAGTGGTTGTATAATTACTGGAAGGCTAGGAGTTTTATTTCTGACAGCGGCGTAGCAATACTTGTAGAGTCTCCCGGAAATGCTTGGAGACTTGCAGAAGCGGGTATACATAATGTTGTTGCGATATTTGGAACCTCCTTTAACAACGATCAAAAAAACTTACTTGACGAATCAGGAGCGCTCTCCTTGGTTTGCCTAATGGACAATGACGAAGCTGGAAAGAGAGCAGCTCAAAAGATAGAAGAACAGTGTTCTAGACTTTATAGAATATATTTTCCGTCTTTTGACTCAAACGATGTGGCAGAACTTAGTGTAGATAAGGTAACGTCAGATATTAAGCCGTATATTGATGAAGCAATGGAAATTTATAAAGGAGTTTAACGTGAGTAATAGTGATAGTATTAAACAGTCCTGTGTCAGTTACCTATGGCATAAGGCTATCACAGATCAAGAAAAGGCAAGACTTTCTCTCGACCTATTGATGAATAATGCAGTAGGTATAGGAGATCACTCCACTGGAGATTTTTATAAAAATTTAGAGGAAGCTCTTGATATCTTGGTGGATGCGGGAGATCGATTGTCCCTGTTGCAGAATGTTTATGGTGATTATTTTAAATCTAATTCTTTTACGGAAGAGGAATAATGTCACATATCATTGGTTTCGCTGGGAAGAAACAAAGCGGAAAGAATACAATATGCAATTATTTGGTTGCTATGAAGCTAGCCGAGTTACAAGTTTCTGAAAAAACGAAGCTTGGAGATGATGGAAAAATTTATGTCAGCGACATACTGGGCGAAAGAAAAAAAGACTGCGAATGGGTAGAGTTCAGCAGTAAGAATATGAATGTCGAAAAGATATTTCAAGACTTCCTAGGTAGCTATGTAAGAATCTACGGCTTGGCAGACACCCTAAAAGATATGTGTATAGATGTCTTTGGTCTGACGAGAGCTCAGGTCTATGGAACCGATGACGATAAAAATACTAAAACTCACCTTAGGTGGGAGGACACCCCAACCTTCACTCCGGCAAGTCTCAACCTAAAGCGTGGGGAGATGACGGCTAGGGAGATTCTACAATATATGGGAACAGATATCCTAAGGAAGCTTGATGACGAGATATGGATCAAGTCTCTCCTTAAAAAAATCGACAAAGACAAGCCAGAGGTATCTCTTGTCTGCGACATCAGATTTAAAAACGAGATCAAGGCGTTACAGAAATGTGGAGGAGTCGTAATAGGCCTAACAAGAGGTATGGATAAAACTAACGATTTACACTCTAGCGAGAAGGAGGTAGAATCGTCTCTAGAAGAGTGCGATCATGTTATAGACAATAGAGAAATGTCTATAGAAGATCAGTGCAAAGAGACATTCGAGGTAATACACAAAATCAATGGTTTTGTTTTACCAAATATATTATGAGCATTCCTATAGTCTATTTTAGAAGCAGTTCGTTTAATTCGCATAGAATGTGCCCCATGCAATATTACATGGAGTACACGTTAGGCTGGCGCGGGAAGTCAGGAAAGAAGGCCGACAAAGGAACGATAGTTCATAAAATATTAGAGATAGGGGCTCTTGCTAAAAAGGGTCTACAGAAGGGTCGTAAAACCTTCAAGGACAGTCAGATTGGTAGAATCCAGACCGCTAATTATGACCCCGATTACCTAAACGGAATTATAGATAAGGTCTACGAGTACTACACATCAAGGACTCCACATCACGACTGGAAACCTCTTGATCTCAAACATTGTCGTAAGTGGGTTTGGAAAATATTTGAAGACCACGATGGAATGTTCGATCCAAAAAATAGATTGGTCGTAGATGCTGAGCCACACTTTGACTTTGAGGTAGAAGAGGAGTGGGGAGCCTACAAGTACGAGCTAGAAGACGGAACAATCATGGAAGGAAATCTATCCCTAAAAGGAACGATTGATCTTATAACCGATGTGGGAGATGATACCTATGAGGTCATTGACTGGAAGACTGGTCGTAGGCTTGACTGGGCTACGGGAAAAGAAAAGACTCCTGCTAGTCTTCAGAATGACCCTCAGCTCAGGATCTATCATTTGGCTGTGAAAAAACTTTACCCGCACGTAAAGTCCTTCTTGATTACAATTCATTTTATGAATGACGGAGGGCCTTTCACTCTACATTTCCAAGACAGCGACATTCCAGAAACTATGGAAATGCTAAGGGCAAAGTTTGAAGTCATAAAAAATACGACTGCCCCTCAGCAAATCTTTAGTTGGAAGTGTAGCAAGCTATGCTCAGCAGGAAAGAATACATATGAAGGAACCCACGTAGAACCCATGAACAATCAGTTTGGAGCCTGTCTGAACCAGTGTCAACAGACAATGGCTATGATAAAAGAGAACGGCATAGAATGGGTTACACAGAATTGTGCAGAGCCTGATCACGCTATCGGTAAATATCAAGCTCCGGGAGAGGTGTAATGTTAGTACAATCCATTACAAGAGGCAGAAAGATACTTATCCCGAAGAACAAGGAAAGAGATAAGATACTTCTCAAAGAAGCAGAGCTCTTCGTAAATGCTGTAAATCTTTATATTAGAGAGGTTTTTTCTTGGATTAAAGATTCTGAATTTGTGGTAAAAAAAATAGATAGTCATGGTGCTATAATCCTTGTAGGGAATAATGAATATACGGGACCCTCTGGTGGAACCTTCTATCCAACAACACACAGGAAAGACGGAACAGAGTTCCCAAATCCTAGAATAACAGACACATCTCTGAAGACCTTATTCGAGTATGTTTTTGAAAGATACGAATGTGAACAATCTCATGCCCTCTGGAAAGCTAATGTAATAGCTCACGCAGGTACTAGAATAAGTACTACCTATAGAAGGTTTACTTCAAACACAAGAAAGATTAAATTAACCGATTACATTAAGAGTACTGTCAGACCTCCTCAATTGAGGAACATAACCTTGGCTCATAAAAAGATTCTAATGAAGCACAAGGACGGAAAACTAACAATGCAGTTAGCTAACCGTAAGAGTCTTGAAATAAATGACTTTGAGATACCTCAAAAAAATTATGACATTCACAAGGATTCTTTTGGAGGTAACCTATCTCTCAATATGAAAAAGAATCAGAAGAACCACTCTTACACTATTCAATATGCATGTGAAAAAAGATTTCATCCCCCATCTGGATGGGTAGGAATGGATATAAATAAAGACAAGAACTTCTGGATGACCTTAGCAGAAGACAAAGAAGATGGATTGTCTTATATCATCCCAAAGCCAGAAACAATCTCTGATATTGAAAAGAAAAAGAACGAGATAGATAAGAGTATAGGTAATAAAAATAGAAAAGCCATATCTAGCACTATTAGAAGTAAGTTAAGAAAAGAAAAGAAGCTTATTGAAAATAAGTATGAAAGAGCGATCCGAGAACAAGTCGGATATGTTATACGTTTTTTGCAGGATTCAAATTTAGGTCTCGGACTAGATGGTCTAAGTCTCAAAAATAACTATAGCTTTGGTCAAGAGAAGATCAATAAGATCTTGGAGCATCTTTGTATAGCTAACAAAATAGCTTATCGAAATACATTGGCTGCATATACAAGTAGAGACTGCTATTCTTGCGAGACTAGAAAGGTTAAAAGAGTAAAAGACGGACTACCTTATGTTTGTGAAAATCCAGAATGCAACAAGTTCCAAGTAGGGGAAGTCACTCACATAAACGCTGCTAGGAACATAGCAAAGCAGGCAAAAAATGGCTTTCTTGGGTCGGCTATAACGGGTGGTTCAACCAGCCATTCCGAAGACTCAACGTTACTATAAATGGTTATTTTATGATACGTCTTAATGTTACTAAAGAAATGATAGACTCCGCAAGGGCTAAAGCCAACGCTTTGGGTTCTATTAATAACTCTATACTTAAAGGGGCTGGGAATGTTGCTGGTTACCTTGGAGAGGAAGTTGTAGCTTCCTATGTAAAAGCAGAGGTTGTTAGCAATAACAGAGGTCTGGAAAAGTATAACCACGACCTGTTGCTTTCTGGGGGATGTAGGATTGAAGTAAAAACAAAGAGAAGGACTGTGTCTCCAAGGGGATATTACGATGTCTCTGTTGCTCGCACAAGCAAACACCAGCAACCAGACACTTATGCCTTTGTTAGTCTTGAGTTCGAAAGAGTTACCACTTCGCACCCTAAAAAATATTATGGCCTCATAAATGCTTGGTTGTGCGGTTTTATGCCAGCTAATGAATATTGGAAAAGGGCAAAACTTTGGAAAAGTGGACAAATTGACAAAACAAATAACTTCAAAACGCATGTTGATATGTATAATTTAGCAATAGAAGACTTGTACCAAGAAATTCCGGAATACATAATATGAAATACGTACCCCTCCATGTGCAAAGCGAATACTCGCTTCTTGATGGTCTCTCTCAAACTAAGCATATAGCCAATAGACTTGGGGAGATTGAAACAGAGGCTTGCGCAATTACAGATCATGGAACAGTGTCTGGAGCTGTTGATTTTCATAAGACGATTTCTAATGGGTTCAAACCTATCCTTGGATGCAAACTATATGTTTCTCAAGAAGACTCCACAATAAAACTTCCTCAAAACGCTAGCTTGAATCATCAGGTTGTTTTGGCAAAAAACTTGGACGGCTGGAAAAGTCTTCTGTCTGTTGTATCTGAATCAAACTCGTTAGAAAACTTTTACCATAAACCTAGGCTTGGTTTTGAACAACTCCTAGAAAGGGTATCTTCGTTTAGAGGTAGTCTAATATCATTTAGCGGTCACATAGACTCCGTTCTAGGCAGGCTAGCTTTGAATAATACTAACTGGAAAGAAGATGTTACGAAAGAGGCCGAGAGAATGGAAGAGGCCTTTGGAAAAGGAAACTTCTATATAGAGGTTAAATTAATTGACTCCCTTGACAATCCAGATGCTAAAGAAGTGGCCGAGAAGCTTAGGGAGGTGTCCAAGATAACAGGAATACCCTGTGTAGCTACTCCGGAAGCACGTTACTGCAAAAGAGAAGATGCTGACGACCAGAGGGTTTTACTGTGCACGGCTCTACGAAAAAGCATTGGGCAAGTCCAGAAAGATCTTAAACAAGGAAAGTCTCTAGCTGTAAAGCCTTTCTTCAGCTCAGATAATTACCACATACCAACCTATGAAGAGATGTCAGAATTTCACACAAGTGAAGAGCTTGCAAACACCATAGAGATATCTAACATGTGCTCCGACTATAGTATTTTAAGTCCTCCAAGTCCCCCAGAATTCCCATGCCCAGTTGATGTATCTCCCAACGAACTACTCAGAAAACTTTGTCGAGAAGGTTGGCTTAATAAAATGGGACACATTGACAAGCATGGTCCGGACTTTCCGGAATATGGGAAAAGGGTTGACAAAGAGATTTCCATCTTTACAGAGGCCGGTCTATCTAGTTATTTTCTAATTGTTCAAGATATACTTAGGTACGCTAAAGAGAAGGGTTATTTGATAGGTCCCGGACGAGGGAGTGCTGCAGGATGTATAGTTTCACATCTTATAGGGATCACTCAAATAGATCCAGTGCCATATAGGTTGATTTTTGAAAGGTTCTACAATGCCGGTAGAAATAGCAAGGGAAACGTATCCATGCCAGATATCGATATCGATGTTCCAAAACATTCAAGAACAGATATTATTGAATACATACAAAAAAAATATGGGAATGACAATGTAGCTCAGATCATTACCTTTCAAACTCTGAAGGGTAGAGCTTCCCTTAAAAGAGTTATGGCTGCTAGGGGAAATATATCATTTGATGAGCAGAATGCTATCACTTCGCATATCCTTGATGAGGCAAAAATAGCAGACGAATTACAAGATATGAGAGATGAGCTAGGAACTGCTTCCGTAATAACATGGGCTCTTGAAAACAAGCAGGACAAACTCAAGGATTGGTGTGAATTAGATAGCAAAGGCGATATGCAGGGCAAGCTATCAAAGATCTTTGAGCAAGCCATCAGACTTGAGGGGACAAAAATCATCCAATCGAAACACGCAGCAGGTGTCGTTATTTCACCTCTTCCTATCTATGATGTTTGCCCAATGATCATAGACAAAGAAGGTAAGGGTAGACTCGCTGGGTTTGAAGGTACGAGCTGTGAGGATGTTGGATTGTTAAAGCTTGACATTCTGGGAATTAAAATGTTAGATAAAGTTATGGATATATCGGAAATCCTTAAAGGAGAAAGAGTATGAATAATAGATGGATAATTGTATTTGACTGGGAAACTGATAGTCCAGACCCAGACACTTGTAACCCCGTAGAGCTTGCTGCTGTTCCGGTTGACCCCAGAACTCTGGAAATAAAAACGGACCAATCGTTTAAGGCTGTAATTAAACCAACAGGCATAGACAAAGAGTCTTACTTTACAAAAGCCCACCAAGACACCATCGCTTGGCATGCTAAGCAAAGAGGGGTTGACTCTGAAGATATTGTATCAGAGTGGAAGAAGGGCAAGTCAGAGAAGGTAGTTTGGAAAAACTTCTGCAACTACTGTGCTAAGTACGAAGTAGACAAAAAGCCGGGACAGTGGTACACGGAGCCTATTCCTTCAGGATATAATATCATTGGATTTGATCTTGTCATTGCCAACAGGATGGCCGAAAAGCACAAAACAAAATCTCCTTTCTCAAAGGTGACTAAGATTGACATGATGGACATTCTATTTATGTGGTTTGAGAATCTAGAAGAGCCTACTAGTATGAAGCTAGATGCCTTTAGAAAGTTTTTTGGGATGGAAGCCTCTCAAGCCCACGAAGCCTTATCCGACACTATAGACGAGGCAAAGCTTTTAGTTAAGTTTATGAAATTTCACAGGAAACAATCGACCGTAGGAAAATTTAAAGGAGCGTTCGCTCAATAAATGGTAGGTGTAAAAAAATATAGCTGTGGATGTGAGTTCCAAGAAACCGAGAATGGTGTTATCTTTGACTATGATATAGAGTCTTTAACACTAAGCTGTTCTGCTACGTGGGATATGATTAAAGAAGGAAACACAAAAGGTGTATTCCAGCTAGAGTCACAACTTGGTCGTTCTCTTGCCAAACAAGCAAAACCTGACAATATAGAAGAACTTTCAGATCTGATTGCTATCATGAGACCCGGATGCTTAGAAGCAATTGTTAAAGGAAAAACTCTAACAATGCACTATGTAGATAGAAAACATAAAAGAGATTCTATTGAATATCTACATGAGTCCCTTGAGCCCATCCTAAACAACACTTATGGTATTTTAGTATATCAAGAGCAGGCTATGAAAATCGCTACAGAGATTGCCGGTTTCGACCTACAAGAAGCGGACACTCTTAGAAAGGCTATTGGAAAGAAGAAAGCCGATGTGATGGCCAAGGTAAAGAAATCTTTTCTAGAGAAGTCTGCCATTAAAGGGATAGTGGATGAGGATCAGGCAAAGGAAATCTTTAGCTGGATTGAGAAATCTCAAAGGTATTCCTTTAACAAGTCGCATGCTATCAGCTATGCTTATAATGCTTATTTGACAGCTTACTGCAAGGCTCACTTTCCTAGGGAGTTTTTTACTTCATATCTAAGACACTCTATAGGAAAGCCAGATACCTTTGCAGAAGTTCAAGAGCTTGTAAACAATGCTAAGGTAATGGGAATCCAAGTAATGCCCCCTAGCGTAATAAACATGAATGAAGAGTTTGGTCTTCTAGGAGAAAGTCCTACATATGGAATAACCAATGTAAAAGGGGTAGGTTCTTCCGTATTTAATAAGATGCAATCTGACATGAAAGAAGACTGTATAAACCCAGAGGACTGTGACTGGGATTGTTTCTTGATCCTTGTATCCCCAAGAGTAAATAAAAGAGCCTTTGAAAACCTAATATTAGCAGGAGCTTTCGATATCTTTAAGATCTCTAGGTCAAAGATGCAGCACCAATTTAATATAATAAAGGAGCTAAGCAAGCGAGAGATAAACTGGCTTCGCGAATATAAAAGAGGACAGCCCGAAGATACCGTACAAGAATGTCTGAGAGCCATGATTGTAGCCTCTGATTGCAAGGATAAGAATAGGCCTATTTTTAGAAAAGATAGAAATCCTATAGTTGAAGATTTACTAGACTCTTATGATAATCCCGGATACGAATTGTTTGATTCTCCATCTTGGATGGCAAGGCAAGAGCAAGAACTCTTGGGTATCGCTTTAACTTGTAACAAAGTAGATGAATATGATACTACAAGATCTAATTGTAGCTGTAAAGAATTCGTAGACGGCTTTGAAAGTCAATATGGTATTTGTCTTGCAGTTCAGGTAGATAAGGTTAGAGAATGGAAGATAAAGAAGGGAAGATCCTCAGGGGAAAATATGTGCTTCTTGACAGTTAGTGACTCTAGCTGTGCTATAGATAATGTAACCGCGTTCTCAGAAGAGTGGTCAAAGTATAAAAAGCTTATCTATGAGGGCAGCACCGTCCTTCTAAGAGGCTACCGAGACAAAGGTCGTGGAGGTTTTTTGATAAAAAAAGTGGAACAGTTAAGAAGTTAGTTTAATAAGTACGCTATAATAAGGTATAACATGGACGATTTGATTAATGATTTGATTGAGGAGAATATGGGTCTTGTAGTCTCGGTAGTAAACTCTTTCAACCCCAAGAACTCAACAGAGCGTGATGATTACACTCAAGCTGGTAGAATAGGACTCTGGAAAGCATTGAAAAAGTATGACATCGAAAAGGGAGCCGCCTTGTCTACATATGCTTGGAATCCAATAAGGTGGGAAATAATAAAGGATATAAAGTCTCTCAAGAGGGATAGGTATTTCTCTTTGGCTTTAGCTCCGACTCCTACATATACTTCAAAACAATCCTTCTGGGAGGTCTGTCCAGAAGAGCTCAGCAACGAGGAGTGCGAATTACTTGAATTGAGAAGAATGGGATATAAATTGGATGAGATTTCTAAGATAGCGGGAAGAAGCAAGTCCTACATCAAAAAGATTTTATATGGAGCTATCCATAAGATAAGAGAGCAACATGATAGATAATAAAAAAAGGGTGCTACTCTTGTCGGAGTCTCACCACTTAGCCTCTGGTTTTGGTACCTATGCAAAAGAGATTTTGAAGAGACTAAGTGATACAGGTAAGTATGAGCTGGCTGAGTTCGCATCTTGGGGACATAAAGGACAGATAGGAGACATTCCTTGGAAATACTATGGGAATCTTCCTGATGAAAATAATGAGAAGGAACAAGAGGCATATAGATCTAACAATCTAAATAACTTTGGAGTGTGGAGGTTTGATAGAGTTGTAATGGACTTTAAGCCAGATATCGTCCTAACATATCGAGACCCTTGGATGGACAAGTGGATAGTCGATTCCCCTCTCAGAAAACATTTTCACTGGATTTGGATGCCTACTGTAGATTCCGCACCACAAAGGAGGGAGTGGTTAGAAGTCTTTCAAGATTGCGATGCTATCCTTACGTATTCTGAATTTGGAACACAGACCCTAGTAGAGCAAGCAACATCTAATATAAACGTAATAGGATGTGCCTCTCCGGGAATAAACCCAGAGGTCTTTAAGCCTGTAGCAAGCAAGTCAGGGTTGCGTAAAGCTCTTGGACTACAAGAAGACTCCTTCATAATTGGAACAGTTATGAGAAACCAAAGAAGGAAGTTATTTGTAGAACTAATGAAGTCCTTTAAATCTTTTATAGATAAGGCTCCAAAAGAGATATCCGAAAAGGCATTCTTGTATTTGCATACGAGCTACCCTGAAAAGCAAGGGTGGGACATAGGAGGAACCGCCGTAGAGCTTGGAATAGCCCATAAAGTATTATGCACCTATATCTGCAGAAGTTGCAAGAGGTGGTTCCCCGCAAAGTTTAAAGATGCCGTATGTGCGTGCAAGTACTGTGGAAATAGAACCTGCTTTATGCCTCATGTTTCTGCTGGTCTTGAGGTTCCAGACTTAGTTAAGGTATATAATCTATTCGATTTATATGTTCAGTACGCCATTTGTGAGGGTTTTGGTATGCCTCAGGTAGAGGCTGCTGCTTGTGGCGTGCCTATAGCTGCAACTAACTATAGTGCTATGCAGGATGTAGTGAGATATACAAAAGGTTTCCCTGTTAAGATAGATAAACTTTTCAGAGAAGCTGACACTGGAGCCGACAGGGTCTATCCGTCAAACGAGCATTTATGCGAAATTATGGAAAACTTCTTCTCAGAGACAGATTCATATAGAGATAGAAAGTCTTCTGAAGCTAGAGAGGGAGCTGTAACTAGATATAACTGGGACGATACGGCAAAGGTGTGGGAAGAATATATTGACTCTTATAAGCCAGTGGGTCTTCAGGGTCAATGGAAGTCTCCACCTCAGTATAAAAAGACTCTACAAAAAGAAGAGATACCTCAGATAGAAAGTCATACGGATTTTGTTAGATGGATGTATTCAGTCTTCTTGCAAGAGCCAGAATCTATGTTTTCACATGAAGCATGTTCTTTCATATCCTCTCTAAATTTTGGATCTTATATAGAAAAGGGACTTGAAAACATGGATCGAGAAAAATTAGTAAACATCTTTAAGTCTAAAATTGATAGACATAATGAGATTGAAAAGGCAAGAGCTTTGGCTATTGACTATGGAACTTCATATTTTACAAAGGACCCATATACAGGTGACAAATAAAAAGACAATAATTACGATATCTCCCTTTAGGGAAGATTCCGAGAAAGGCTTAAAGTCTATCTCATTATGTTCTAATCTACACAAGAATACAGACTTCTACTGTGTGCATAAGAATTTTAGTACAGAAACAACAGCAGAACCAGTAAAGGTTAGTAATAGTTTTGACCACGGAGAGTATGATGTTTGCGTGCAAAATGTAGATCCTGTATTTATTAATAAAGTAAGTTGTCCCACCGTGGCCTTCTACGAACCACAAACTGAGCATCAAAGAACATTTAATTCCCAGCTTTCTCTTGCTGATTTTATTGCAGTAAATTCGAACGTGCAGAAAAATATCCTCCCGAAAGAGATTGTAGGAAAAGCACATGTAGTAAGTCCTAGTATTCCGCCCTCATTAAACACAGAAAAAGTACCCCCTCTTATGGGAGACTTTGGATTCTACATACCCTTTATGGGAGAGACGGCTAATCTAGAAAAGATACTGGCGGCATATTTTCACGAGTTTGCAGCTCATGAGCCAGTCTATCTATCTCTATTAGCTACAGACAGGCCTATGTTTGAAAAATTCATAACTAAGGTTAAAAAAAATCTGGGGATATATAAAGAGGACCTATACCCTTCAATAAAGGGATATTCTAATATGGATGATATGCATAAAGAAGCAAACTGCTGTATAGATATGTGCTCGTCTTATCAAATTCAACTTCAAACCCTTGTCGGGTTTAGATATGCTAATCCTGCCATCATAATGAAAGGCTCTTCTCTCGACGAATGGTGCGAAGATGGGTTTGCTTACAAGACAGAAAGCTATAGCGATATCCCAACCTTTAAAGAAAATGAGGCCTTGGAACTTTACTCCGGAAGGGAAGAATGTCTATTTCCTATCTCTAGCTCTTTAGCAAAAACAATGAGGGAGATCTTTGAGAACAGATGGGACTTCATGGAAAAACAAAATATTATACACTCTGATACTGAAAAAGAATTTGGTGAAGAGAAATTCGCTTCTTCTATAAGGGAAATACCGTGTTTTCAGTAAATAGCATAATGAGAGAGTCTCTCAAAGTACAAAAGAAATTCATTGTTGTTTGTTCAAACTCACAGGAGTACGTGAAACACTTTGGGGAGTGCGGGGATTACATATTTTATATCCTACGGGGAGATCAATGGCAGATTCCTATCTCTGGTCTTTCTGATAATATTAGAATTATTAAAGGAAAAGATCTAAATGTGGACTCAGATATAGCTGCTGTAATCTCCGTAGGAACGTCAGAAGACTTCGATATAGCTAGACAGTTATCTCAACAACTAAGAGTTCCTATGATTCAAGTACATACAGTTGGAATGGCTACATATGTGATGCATCCTTTTTCGGCAGGTGTCACTCGTAGACCCTTTGATGTTGAGGCAGATATTCATGTCTCTATAAATAAAGGGATAGCTATCAATCATGAACCAACATTAAAGGTAGATAGATCTACAGGTAAAAAATATATGTCTGGGAATAATAGGATTTCTATAGAGATACCAAGCGTGGGGATTCAAGATATAGGATCATCTAGTGTAAAAGACTATTCTATTACTCACATTAATTCTTACATTAACCCTTTTATCATGAAAAAGTTTCAGGAAGTTTTGCACGAATGCAACATAGAGCCCTATATTAAAGGAGAGATCTCCAATGTAAGTTCTTTTGTAGAAACTTGGGTAGGAAATACAACCCTCGCTCTGGAAATTATGCAGAACGGAGGTGTAGTATTCTTGCCTTATAGCGAAGAGTCGGATCTTATAATTCAAGATCGTGAGAATGGCTTCTTGTATCGGGACTTTCCCGAGTTAAAGGCCTCAATGGAATATCTAAAGAGAACACCTAAGTGTTATAAAAAAATATCAGAGCAAGCAAAGGAGTCTTCATTAGATTTTATCTGCACTAAGGAAACATTTAAGACCTCTTGGAACTCTGTCTTCCAAACCCTACGACAACTCAGTACGGCAACCTGTGATAATAGCCTGTTAAGTAACGGGTATGGTGGTCTCTAACATATTAACTAGACAATCTTAGATAAACAAAGTCATTTATAATAAGGATTAAACTAATGAAAGCTATAGTTTTTGCAAAAAAGGAAGCGGCCCCTTTTGAGATAGGAGAGAAGGGTAACATATTAGTAATACAACAAGATCGTCTAGACGACATCAGGCCTAGCATGTGTAACAGTATAGAGTGTTTTGATGTTCTAGAAAGTCACGAAGACCCAGAGATATTAAAGATACTGTTAGCTAAGGTAAGAATAGGTGGCGTCATAAAAATCAAAGGGACAGATGTTATGCAGGCATGTCGAATGAGAGAAAGGGGAACTCTAACTAACAGGCAGTTCTCAGATCTTATTGTTTATGGAAAATCTAGATCTGTAGATTTGAACGCTATCTTAGAATATGTTGGGAATACGGGTTCTTTCGATGTACTTTTTGCTGGAATTACTGGAACGGAATATTTTTTAGAAGCTAGGAGAAACAAGTGAACAATATAGTCAAAGAGATACACACTTCCTGTAGGGATTGCGCCTTCGAGATATCATCCGGAGTGACTCAGACTTCATGTGAGCTTGGCCGGATTGAGAGATATAGAGATCAAGGGGCTGAGGTTATAGAGGTTTATGATGGGTCAGGTAAAGAATTCTTTGTCATTAACGATAAAATATGTGTTTATCATAGAGACAAGGAGTGGGCTTCTAATTTTGCGAAGTCCGAGTTAAAAGAGATAGTTGAAAAGCAAATAAAAATACCATATCAATGCATCCTTATAACATCAGATAAAATTCATTCTGAACTAGATAGTCTTGAGTTACAAGTGGCTTCTTTGTCGAAACAGCATACTCCCCCGAGCTTTCTTAGTATAGTGGTTCCCAGCTATAGTCATGTAGGAGGGGAAGAGACGTACAATACGAATATGGCTATAGAGAAGATGATGTTACCCTACAAAGAAAAGTTTGATTGGTCTGTCCAAAGTGTAATTAGGGAAGATATCAGCACTCGATCCGCAATAGACCTAGCTATAGACTCTATGTATTTCAAGAAGAAGCTAATGTACTACATAGTATTTGAAGAGGGCTTTTGCATTCCTGAGAGTTTTAGTAAAGAACTTCACATCTCTATATTTGAAGATGACAAGAAACCAGCCTTTGCTAGAGCTGTATGTGGTCTAAACGGACTGCTTGTGAGTAGAATGTTACACAGAAAACACACTGGAAATGCCTTCGATATAAGTATTGAAACAAAGATCGAGCACCTAGAGGAAGATAGTGTCAATCATATATATGAGATTACTGAATTATGCCAAAGCTTGAAACCATCATAATAGCACACGAGACCCTAGTGAAAGTAGTCCAAGATCACAAAAGAGTAATCTCTTGGTATAACATTCCTCCGTCAGCAAACTTTTTCAGTGAAGTTTATCATAAGAGCTATGACTACGATGTTTTTGGGATTGTCCCTCACCCTTTTATTTTTTCAAGCAAGAAATCCCTTACGATAATAATGAGCCAATTTAATAAAAGTATTTTAACGAATGCCTGCCTTATGGCTTCAGAAAACAAAAATGGATTAAGGCCGTTTTTTATTAATAGAAAGCTATTCGGGTCTTCAGAGGTATTGGACATGAAAACAATAGACTCCTATTGCGCCAAGAATTCTTTTAACATATTTCACATGAAAGGGTTGTTTAAGACTATATAATGAGCAACAAAGAAATTACTGTTATAATACCTTCTGCCGGTGTTGGTAGAAGAATGAAATCTTATGGTCCAAAGTGTCTGATAGAGCTATCTCATGGCTATACTATACTAGATCGTCAAATCGAAATGATTAAATCCCATCTGCCGAACTCTGAAATAATTATTGTTTGTGGTTTTAAATCAGATAAGGTTATAGCAACAGCACCAGAGGAATGCATAAAGCTAGAAAACGAAATGTATGAGTTTACCAACGTATCTAGAAGTGTTGGAATGGCCCTGAGGGTAACCAAATCAAAGAATGTGCTTATCCTAACCGGAGACCTCGTGTTTAACAAAGAAGCCCTAACGACTATAGATTACTCGATGTCTTGCACTTCTGCAAACGAAGACGAATATAAAGAGTCAGAAGTAGGATGCACTATAGACGACAAAGGAAATCTAGCACATATGATGTATGATTTAAAACTAAAGTGGAACCAGATAGTTTACCTGAAAGGTAAAGAATTGTCTATGTTTAAAAAAGAGGCGTGGAATTCAAAGCATAAAAAGTATTTCTTATTCGAAGTACTGAACCGAGTAGTCTCCTCCGGAGGGAAAATAAAATGCGTTCAGAACGAACTTGTAAAAACGGTAGATGTCGATAATGCAAAAGACATTTCCAGAGCAAAGGAGATCCTGTGAATATAGTTATTGATAATGGTATACATGATTTTATGAAGATAGCCAACTGCCTCAGGGCTTGCGGTATTCCATTTTTGACTTGGAATAAAAAGGAGTTAGGCGAGCTAGATATGATTGACACTTTAAAGCCTGAGGTTATATTCTATTCACCGGAGGTGGACTTAGAGTCACTGTCCTACGGGTTAGGGGGCAACGAAATTCCGCTTATCTATGTGGGAGATTTAGATGCAGAGAACCCCCAGAGACCCTCCCTTGTTATAGGTTCGTCGAAAGTAAAAGAGGTCCCCTGTCTCCCAGTCGCAGACTACATGGTTGATATTTTCGGGGTATCAGTTGGGAAGTACTCCGAGCAGATATCTTGTAATATCTGTTGCTTTACTGAAACTCTCGTAGGGCTCAGTGAGCAAGTCATTGGAACTCTAGTTAATATATTAACAAACTATAACGCACGTTTCTTTGGATCCATGCCTTTAGATATAAAGAACTATCTTGGACCAATAGGTTGGGATATGAGAAGTAACTTGTGTGCCTCTTCCAATCTTTGCGTAGATATTTCTGGTCAAATGTGGGGTGAGATACTGTATGCAGGTGGTAACCCTGTCGTTTCTACGAAAGAGGGACTTAAGGTAACTACTTTTTCTAATTTTCAAGAACTTGAAAAGCTTGTATCTAGAGCTTCCCAAATGGGCCCACCAAAGCCGACCTCTATAACAAAAAATATATCCCTAGCAAACAAGAACTATGGCAATGTTATGGCAGAGACCTTTGAGGTAATAGGTCTAGCAGGTCACGCTCAAATTATAAGAAAAGAAAAAGAGGTAAGATTATGATAGGAATAATAAAGGAAACTTTCAGTGTAGAAGAGCTAACGGCTATTTCAAAACTTTCGAATACCGGGGACATTTGTCTTTTTACCGATTCATTACTACCTATAGTGGACACTACCAACCTCGCCATAGCTACAGCTACTAGAAGTTTTGATTTCTCTGGAATACTTGTCTCTACCTGCTATAGAACTACAGAAATCCTTTTAGTCAACAAAAGCTCTGAAAAAAAGATTTTCTATGCTACCGATACTGAATGGACTAAAAACAGAAACCTTCCCTATGAAAAACTACTAAACCTTTATTGTCACCCAAAGGTAAAGCTAGTTGTAAGTACTGCTAACCTATACAATGACATTGAAAATTTCTTTAGAAAACCAGACTGTATAATTCAAAAATGGGATTTAGACCAATTAAGGGGGCTATTTATAGATGTATGAAGAAATGCCAGACGAAGAAAAAAGAATACTATTAAAACAAAAGTATGTAAAAGAAAAGTTAAGTTTTTCAGAGATTGCTAAGGTTTTACAAACGTACTCTAACAAAGTTAGGCGTGATGCTAAAAGGCTTGGAATAAGAATAAGAAGTCGTAGCGAAGCTGCTAAACTAGCACTTAAGTCGGGTAGGCTAAAGCACCCTACTAAGGGTAAGAAAAGACATGAGTTGACTAAGCTAAAGATAAGTGAAAGTCAAGGGCAGGTGTGGGATAGTATGGATGCTTCCGAGAAACTGAAAAGGTCTCAGATTGGAAAACGTTCTTGGGATAGTAAAACCGAAGAAGAGAAAGCCGACCTGATAAAAAAGGGCTCGGAGGCTATAAGAGAAGCTTCTAGAAATGGCTCGAAGATGGAAAGGTTTTTACTTGAAGAGCTCTCCAAAGAGAAAATCGTGGTACAATTTCATAAGGAGCACTTCCTTAAGAACCAAAAGCTAGAGATTGACCTCTTTATTCCTGAACTCCGTGTTGCTATAGAGGTAGATGGGCCTTCCCATTTTAAACCAGTATGGGGTGAAGAGAATCTAGCGAGAAATAAAAAATCCGACCAACAAAAAACAGGATTAATACTTTCTCAGGGTTTAATATTAATTAGGATCAAACAGAATCAAAGAACCTCTCAGAGATACTTTAGAAAAACACTGTCAATCCTATTGGAATCACTAAATAAAATCAGGGAGAACTTCCCAAAAGAAGGTGAAAGGTATATAGAGTTATGAGTAAAACAGAACTTGAAGATATGGTAGAAGAGTTAGAGGAAACTGTGGAAGATGAAACTTTGGAAGAAATTATTTCTTCAGAAAGCCCCTTGTGGAGTGAGCATGTTCTAGATCAAATGGACGATAGTGAACTCAAGGAAGGTAACCCTACGGTAGACGGTCTTCGTAGAGTAACCGAGCGTGTTTATGGTGAAATACTTTCCTCTACTAGTGAGATCGTTAAGTCCGATGATAGAGGATGTACTATTAAACACACTTTGCAAATACAAAAATATACAACCGGTTCTACGATAACTATAGATGGTTGTATAGATGTTAAATACCAGAATATACCCTATCCATTTAATCAACATCTAGTTGCTACAGCCGACACAAGGGCAGAAGGTAAAGCCCTTAGGAGAGCTCTGAAGCTTCGCGTTATAACAGCAGAGGAAATGCAGAATACATCAGCAGATGATATCCTAGCTGCTGAAGAAAACATAACAGATCAGCAAGTCTTAGCAAT